TTATCAACTAATTGCATTAGTCGAGCATGTGAATCAACCGATGCCGTGTAAAAACAAGTTCTTGAGCATTCATAGGAATAGCTTCAATTTCTGCACCACATTTAGGGCATGTAGCTGCAGGTACTTGGTAAGAAATATTGATATTTTTGTTATTGTCTTCTAAGTATTTGCCAATGAAAGATTGAAGTTCTTTAAATTCATAAGCAGATAGTTTAGATAAGATTTTATAGATACCTTGGATACGATATTTATAAGTCTTAACAATATCATTTGGAGCTGTGTTGAATTGAATTGGAATCAATTCTTCATTATCTTCATCGATCTCATATACAGTAGAGATGCAGTGAGAGATATTAATAATACCAGCATATTTTTCACGGAAGCTTTCATTCAAAAGACGTTCCTCAAACATGGAGTTATAAATTTTAGGAATTACTACACCAAAAGCATAGTCGCTATTCGCAACGTAGATTTCTTCTTCGAATGTTGGAGGCATAGAAGGATCTTTAGCAATAATCTTATTGAAAGTTTCCTTATCTACATCAGTTTCGAATCTAACCATATCAATGATAGGACGTTTTTCAGTATAGAAGTGTTTACATTTAGGGCAGCTAAATGGAATGATATTAGAAGTACTGAAGTTAGCATTATATAATGCAAAGAATAAATGATTCAAGTCTTGATAATTCAATAACTTCAACCATGCTTCCATGTCCATATTACGACATTCAGGAGCTAAATGTTTATATAGAGTACTGAATACTGTACGAGCTTTACCAATATCATTTGCAGAATCAGCATATGGATTGATTTCATCCATTTCGATTGCAGATAGTGGAGTCATAGAGATGGATACACCAGTAGCGAATAACCCCCATTCGAAGTATTTCTTTTCAACCGGTTTGGATAATACTTTAGTAAATGCTACAGGACGTTTACGTACACGGAATTTACTAATATCAGGTTTACGTTCACCCACTTCATCTAATTGCTGACGAAGTACACGAGCAAACTCTTCCATATTACGTTGCTGTTGTTTTTCTAACTTAGCACGTTCAGCTTCTTCCTTATCTTCATCAAGACCAAGGTCTTCTAAGAGTTCATCATCATAAAGCAATTCATCTTCATCATCAGTAGCTTCAACAACTTCTACAGCTGGTACTGCCGCATCAGATACATCAATAGTATCTACACTTACAGCAGGTGTTGTAGTAGCAGCGGTAGTTACATTAGATACAGCATTTTCAGCTGCAGCTTCATATGCTTCGAATTCAGCTTCAATATCATCTTCAGGAAGAATAGTATTGATGCTAGTAGAAGCTTTGATTTCTTCATCAGACATAACGTGTTCAGCTTCATCACGACGAATAGCTTCACGATCTTCATCAGATAGCTCAGGATCTAAATCCAAAGCTGGATTGTATTTAGATGCAACTTGTGGATTTTCTTCACCCATAGCTTTAAGATCTTCATATTCACGACGCATTTCGTGGATTTCTTTTAAAGCTGGACGGAAACGACGTTCAATAGCATCAGAGATACCATTGTCTAATTCTTCCATTAAGCCATCACGTGCTTCTTGTGTTTTATCTTCTTTGCCAGAAGGAATAATTGCACTAAGATCTGCAGATTGTAAAGAATCCGCATCAAATGTAGGTGCAACTGGAGCTGTAGGTTGAGGTTCAGCTTCTGTTTTAGGTTGTTCTTCTACAACAGTAGTTTCAGGTTTTTCTTCTTCTACTGGTGTAACTTCTTTGGAAGCTTTTTCTTCTTCCAATTTCTCTTTCATGAGGTCTGCTAGTTTTACATTTTCAGACATGGTTCCTCCTAAACAATTTCATCATTCATCAACATTTTTAAAGTTAATTTATCTCGATCATAGAAGTATCTAAATTGGAATTGATCTACAGTCATATCGATAATCATTATATTCTCCCCATTGTTAGAGAAGCCTATATTAACTTCAACTGCTATAGTATTGTCAAGATAGTCTTTTATTTGATCTTTAATAGCCTGACTTAGTTCAATAGCTCTATCAGACTGCATATACCTATATTTACTAATTAACCCTAGACCCATTTCTGGACTATGAGTTATTGTACCTGGCTCTAATAGCATTAAACGCATGATTAGAGTGCCAACAGCATTAAAGTTCTTATATGTAAGTGGAGTTTTGTAACTGTCAGTAGATAAAGAATATTCTTTCAGTAGGGTCGGAACTTCCTTAGTCTTGGCAGTTATGAAAGTAATATCATCAGCCACGATAAATTCTCCTTTCATATTAATATATTACTACTTAGTTCTAGGGTTTAAAATATACACAAATAGCTATTTTTAACATAGCATTAAATTGATATATACTCATTAAGGAGGATACAATGGCAACTGAACGAAGAATAGCTTGTCCATTATGTCGACGTAAAGATTTTAAAGACAAGTTAATCAGACATATAGAAAAAGATCATGAAGATATTATCGGTGAGATCTCTGCCGAGCAATTCTTATATGATAAAACTCACCCAGGCTCTGGTAAATGTATCGTATGTGGTAATAAAACAGAGTGGAATGAAAAGACTGGTAAATACCATAGACTTTGCTCTAATCCTAGATGTAAAGAGGAAATGAGATCTAAGTTTAAAAAGAATATGATTAGAGTACATGGTAAAGTATCTCTATTAGATGATGCTGCACATCAAGCTAAGATGTTATCACATAGACGTATATCTGGTGTATATAAATTTAGTGATGGTACACCATTCACCTATACAGGTACATATGAAAAGAATGCTATTGAATTTATGGATACAGTATTGCACTGTAGCTCTAAAGACATACTAATGCCTGGACCTGTTATTGAATATACTGATAAATATGGTGAAAAACGTCAATGGATTACGGATATTTACTACGTTCCTTACAATTTGATTATTGAAGTCAAAGACGGTGGAGATAATCCTAACAATAGATCTATGGTAGACTATAGAGATAAACAAATCTCTAAAGAAGCTGCACTAATTAAATTAGGTCAATATAACTATCTAAGATTAGTTGATAATAAATTTGTACAATTATTAGAGACTCTAGCTTTATTAAAAGATCAAGAGATTAATGAAGTAGATCCTGATGATAATAAAATAATTAGAATAAACCAATAGGTTCAATGATAAATGGAATGATATATTATAATCATGAATATAAAGTTTCTATTTACAAAGGAGAATCGTAATGGAAAAGAATATACTACTAGACTTATTGAATACTATTCACTCATATGATGAATCTGAATACATTAATAAGACTAAAGAATTTTTAAATGAAAATAACTTAACTCAAACTGCTGATAGAACTCCATTAACTGAGTCTAATCATTATAAACTATATAGATTAGATTCAAAGGATGGAATAGCAGACTGGGTTACTATTGATATTGATGGTAAATACTATTCTGCAAATCTATATGATGAAGTATCTGAATCCTCTATTATTGAATCTGATTCTGAAGGTGCTATGATTAGAGAGTTTATGCATAACTATAACCAAGATAAACGTGCATGTACTTTAGTAATCAATGAAAACTATACTGCTATTAATACTAAAACTGACATAGCTATTAAACCTTTAACTGAGTCTGTAGAGGAAATTAAAATAGGCGATACGGTTCCTGAAGAAAAGCTCGATAGATTATATGAGTTATCTGACTTCTTATGTGTGAATGTAGAAGATAACCATACAATATATGATCTATTTACTTTTGTTGAAGAGTTTAAAGATGAAATAGATTCTTGGAAAGCTCTACGTACAAGATTAAAGACTGACGAAGAATTTAGAAAAGCATATGATAAAAAATACATAGAATATGCCGTGGAAAATGGTATAGATGTTGAAGCTAAAACTATAAGAGACATGTATATACTATTTCTTGAAGAAACTCAATGTTGATTGGAGGATATAATGCCAAGACGTAAGCATATAGGTGATATATGGAAAGTACCATACACCTATGATGATAACCCAGGAAGATATAAATGGAGACCTATAGTTATTGTAGGTCTCCGTAAAAAAGATAATACAGTTGTTGGGCTTAAGTGTTCAACTAAAGGTGATGATGATCAATTATTAGATAAGACTAGATCTGTAGTTGATGATATAAATAATGCATCTAATCAAAATGAATATAAATACGCATATGAACTAATAGATCCACCAGCAGGAATGGATGAATCTAATAGAGTTCTATGTAATAAGGAGATAGAAGTTAAAAACTTTAATAGAAACTTCAAGTATATTGGTACTTTAAAGAATAAGTTAGATATTAAGAATATTCAACTTATATATGATGAAGCTGACCGTAATAATGATATCATTAAAGTTACACGTGAATCTTTTTTTGTAAATGAAGCAGCAGTATATGATGATGCTGGTATAGTTCTTAGTAATATGGAAGAATTTGAAGAAGATACTGATAAAGGTAAATATATCTTTGCAGTAGATGCATCAAATATTGAGTATATCAAGAGCATCTTACCAGATAGCTATCCTGATAATATTAAATATATCAATCTAGATAAGATAATAAACTATCTATTCTATAATACATGGGTAGATATTACTGATGAAGATGATATTACTGATAAGATGACTGATGAATACTTTGCTAGAGTTTACCCTAACGTAGATCGTAAAGATATATTCCCTAAAACAAATATAGAAGATCTAAATCTTAATATGACTATTGAAGAAGTATATATAGAAATGACTAAGATACTTAGATTCTTCATGTATAATCTTAGAGGAGAAAATAATACTATCTTTATCTTAGATAAATCTTTATATGTATATTTAGTAGATCAATATCCTAACTTAGTTAATTACTCTACAATGTATTTTGGATCTATGGCTATAGCAGTATATAAAACTTATGCAGGTAAACAAATACCTCAAGAATATGATATCATCAGACGTATCTCTGACTTAAAAGAGTATGCTGCAAGAGAGTATATGGGTGTTGGAGCCATAGGTGGTATTGTTGGCACAATGGATGGTAATATGCTAGTCCAATATACTCCACATAGACATTCTTTCAGTGGAGAAAAAGATGGCTTTGGTGTAGTTGATGATAAGAAGTCAACTAAACTTAGAGTTAAATCTGATAATGAGGAAACTGAGATTGTAGATAAAGAGCCATTCTTACAAGATAAATTCTATAAGTCTTATAGACATAAACGAGATAGAGTTACTTGGGAGAATGCTATCAATCTATATGAAGAGATTACTGGTAAAGTAATGCTATCTAAAGACCAATTAGAGTATGATGATGACTTTATCGAAGCTGATTTAGATAGAGAGAATAAGTTAACTCTAATGAATATGATTTACTCTATTGAATCAGACTTATACAATACAGCTATGCCTTTATGTGATATTCTAGAAGTTAATACTGCAAAGTCTAAGCTAAAAGAATTCCCTGAAGGTACCATGATTATGGAAGATCATAATGGCTACTTTGCTATTGATTTAGAATCTGGTATAAGAACCAAATCTTATGATACTATTTTAGAGATTGAAGCTCCGGCTTTTGTTAAAGCTAAAGATGCTCTAACTCAAGATGATGATACTCAAAGTACTAATAATAAGAAAGTTAAAGAAGTTAATGATTCTGGAATGTATAAAGTACTTGATGATAAGTATGAATCAGAGGAGCAATTAATGGATGACTGGAATGATTATAATAGTCTTACTGCTGATATGAAACGTCATAGTGATGATAAGTCTATTGAGATCTATGGTAAATCTAATGTAGAACGATTCAAAGAATTGAGATCTAAATATCTTAATTCTGAAATTCCTTATGATGATTTAGCATTAAGTGAATCTGGATTACAATTATCAGACTTAGATAGAGCTAGAGATTATGGTATTGAACTACGTGGTAAGAAACGTGAGATTGAATACCTTCAAGCTTGGTCTTTAAATTCTGGTATCTTTGTTATCTTACCATGTGATAGTGAAGAAGAATTAGATGCTCAATGGAATAATCTCCAATCTATGGATATCTCATTAATTCGTATCTCTGATATGAGAATGATGGAAGCATTTGGTTGTAATAATGAAACCATGTATAACTTCCTAAAGAGTGTATTTACTAATAAGGGATTTGATGATTTCTATTATTTACCAATGGTAGAGTCTGCTATGGAAGATATACAGCCTATTAGAAACTTACCAAATACTACTCCATTTTATATTCCACATGAAATAGAAGTATTCAAACGCAATAGTACATTTGGTGATATGCCATCTAAATGGAAATCTAAAGCTGATCAATGGTTGAAAGATTATAAGAATATCTATGAAGGTAAATCTTATGATAAGAAAGTTATACTAGACTGGATGTCTAATGTAAGATATCTAAGTCTAGAGTATACTAGAACTCAATCTGATGAATATAAACAAGCTTTATTAGAGTTTGGTTGGAATCCATATATGGAATTCAATCCTGTTAATGTGAATAGAGCGTATAACCGAGCTAATACTTTATTCCATAGAAGTATGACTGCTAAGTTATTACAAGAAAAAGGTATTGGTTTTGAATTCGATAATAAAGGAAACTTATTCGTTAAGAACTTCTTAAAGAATAAAAACTATCAAGCTACATATATGGAATCTCATAAATTGCTTATGGAGTATGATAGAGCTAAGAATACTGAATCAATGAAATATGAACTAGCTAAAATGTATTATCTAAACCTTAAGATTACAGAAGATCTTACTAAACAAGATCGTACTAAGAAAGATAAAGAGCTAGTTAAAATTAGAGCTAGAGTATTGAATGACTTCCATAAGTATCTCAAAGTAGTACTTAAAGCTGATAAACAATTCAACTTCTCTAACTATTATCAACGTAGTGAATTCTGTGATGACTCCTTTGTTATTACAGCACCTACATTAAAACATGCTGGTAAATATGCTAAGATAGCTATGCAAGTATTATAATACAATGAGTCCTACTTACTAGATAAGTAGGACTCTTATAATATGATTTGCTCATATATTATAACTATGATTAAGGAGGTGAATATAAATGTATAATGTCGGACAGAAGCTTTGTAAGAAAGATAAATTTGGTCAGATTACTGAACTATATAGAATAGTATCTAGAAAAGACAAAGACTTCTATAAAGTTACTCCAGTAATAGGAGATAAGTTATTGATTGATAAATTCAATAATGACGAATATATGCCTTTAGAGATACATTGTAAGATGTTTTTCGAAGTATGTACTCTAAAGAATGGGGAAAAGGAATTATGTATCAATATCTATTGTCCATATGAAGCAAACAACTATCCATACTTTGCTAGTCGGATTAATATTGATAATCCAGATCCTAAGAAGAAGTTTGGTAAGTATGTATGTAAAGGTGAGTTTGATAATGATAGCTCAATGAGACAATATAAGAGAGCATATGATCTAATGATGTATGACATTGCAAGTAAAGACTATGCTTTCAGTGTAGACTTATATCTAAATGATCCACTTAAGAATATTGTATCATTTGTTAAGTTAGACTCACGTGTTTATGACACTCTTATTTCTATCTGTGATAGTCGTGGATTAGACTACGATGATACAGATCAAGCTATTAAAATAGCATTACAAAATATTCTATTCATGTATTGGTTCCATTATAACTTCAGAGTAATTAATGTATTATTTGAAGTAAAAGACGGTGCTCAATTACGACCTGGTGACTTATTTGCTCTTGAAGCTATAGTACAAGATCGTATAGTAGATTATAACATCGTTGAATATTATCATGATATCTTACTATATAAAGCTAGAGGTAACTTCTTCTTTATTCAAGATAAGAATGATAGAACCTTTATAGTTAAATATGTAGGCATGGATGATCTTCCTGGGTTACATGTCTTCTAAACTTAGATATATTGATATATTATAATGGTGAAGTTAGGTGATTAATATTTACTATGATCCTAACAGTAGAATAATTTCTTTTATATTTTAAAGGAGGACATAGCTATGTCAAATCAATTGATTAATGGAATTCCACAAGTCGACAATGGATTCCAATCTTTAGGCGAAGTACTTCAACGTGCTTCTCGTGAAACTCGTCGAGATGATAAAGGTAACGATAAAGGTAATGCAAAACGCATTGAACTTAAAGTTACCCCTGAAACATTTGAAAGCGATTACAAAACAAAAACAATCGCTACAAGCGAATTATGTGAATTGCTCACAAATCGTCTTGGTAACATCTTTGCAGACTATATAGGTTGCCGTGATATGGTATTCACTAACAGCCCACAAATTGGTATTGCATTGGTATTTGCATTCAATGGTTCTGATAATGAACACGATACTCGTTTGAAAGCTATTGAACAAATCGGTTTAGAAAGCATTGGTCAAAATGCAGCTACTAAAGAACTTGAAATGGTTGCTAAATTCAATGGTACTTCTAACATCCGTCAATTAGTTAAAAGCGGTACTGTATCTGAAACAGTTATGGGCTTCCGTCTTACTAATGAAGCAATTGATATCTTGAAAGATACAATCATTGACTTCGGTAAAGATAATGAAAACCATGACAAATTCCGTACACAATGTGTAACTTATGCATATGCTTCTGATGGTTCTGGTAACAGTAACTTGGTAGTATATGGTGCTACAATTGAATCTATTCTTGGTTTCATCTATGGCAACCAATATGACTATATAGCAATTCCTGGTGCTCCAGTAAATACTAATAGCTATTCTGGTCGTCTTCTTGAAATCAAACAATTGCATCCAGATGTAACTAAACGATTGCTTAAGAAATATGTAAGCCGTCAAGTTGTATCCGATGGTTTATTCCGTCCACAAAAATAATCAAGTTATAGTATGACTGGAGATTAACCTCTCCAGTCTATTATTTTTTGGAGGAAATATGGAATTCAAATTTAATATCAATCCAGATGGTATTGATGAAGTCTTTGATGAAAGAGGTAACTCTATCTTAAAGATTTCTGAAATGAGCTGGAATGACAGAGCTTATAAAATTGAACTACGTAAGTGGGTAGTTCAATCCGATGGAACTATGCAGCCTAATAAAGGCTTCTCATTCTTAACGGAGCAAGGTCCACATGATTTAACACATATCTTATTAGAAAAGGGATATGGTGATAATCAAAAAATTAAGGAAATCATGGAAAAACGTGGTGTCGAAATTGACATCCCAGTTACTGAGAAAGAAGAAAAGGAAGATGCTCAGGATTTCTATGATCCTGAAGATCTTATTTAGGTGATCACAATGTCTTACAATCATAAACAGCTTGATACATTTTATGATATCAAAAGAAAAATGTTAAATGCATCTTATTGGGATGCTAATTATATTAAAGCTTTCCCAGGATTTGCCTTCTGTGAAGAAGGAAGATATGCTTGGCAAAAAGGTAATCTTAGTAATGATGATGTATTCTTATCTAGCATACGCACACAATATACATCTGATAAGGATACTATTCTAGAAACCTTAACAGCTCAGCAATATAAATTCTTAATGGATAACATTGAACTTTTCCATACTGTTTATCGTATTGGAGACAACACTTTAATAAGTCTAATTTAAGACGCATAAGTTCTTTTAAGTCAATCTAATAATACGTCACAATAAATCCCCATAGGATCCGCGAGTCCTATGGGGTATTTATTTTTTTGTAATTCTAGCATTCTATAACTGTATATTATTAAGGTGAATATATGATATAGTTATTTAGTTAGGAGGTGGCAATATGCCTACACAATTAGAGATAGATGCAGCAGTAGCTGTACTCATAGCAGTAATGGATAAGTTAGAAGAGGAGGAAACAGAAGAAGAAGAGTAATCTTAGTATATCATTTAGTGTGTTAGTATTAATTATGAGGTGAAAAATATGTTATACGAAGAATTAGATTTAGCAGTAGATTGTGGTCAATTATTTGATGAAGAAGATGTGCTAGGAGTCTATCTAGATGATGGTATACATCTTCATCAATAAGAAAGGAGGTTTATGATTAATAATAAAAAACTAAAAGAATGATCCCCATCTGGTTAAACCAGATGGGGAACTATTATTTTTTTTATTTTTTACTTATACATTGCACGAACTTCTCGTTCATTCAATTTGAATCCTAGTGCTTCAGAGAGTACTAGCATAGTCAACATACATTCTGCTGTTTCTACAATCTTATCAGTATTGATAGTTTTAGATTCAGTCAAGAATTCTGTATGGTTTTCAGAGATTACACGTTTAGCTAAATGTTTAACCATAGCTTCTAGAATGCTCTTCTTAGCACTCTTTACGTTATAGATTTTTCGTTTAGCACCGATAATCATAGACTCCTTGATGTCCTCTGCTACGTCAGCATTTGCAGCTTTAATATTAGCTACTTTTTCTTTTACTTCATCAAGGATCTCTTTGATTTGTTGTTTATCTTCAACATTGGAAGCAATGAAGTCTTCTACGTTATTAGCAACGTGAGATTGTACCATAGCACCAACATCTTCGATTTCTTCTTTTTGTTGACCCATTTTGTCAATGAATGAATCTTGATATTCAGGATCTACAGTGATATCGTCAACTTTAGTATCAGGATTCTTAAGTTTATCTTCATTAGCTTTAACCACATCATCTGTAGCTTCTTTAATAGCTTTAGCAATATCAGCTAAGAATAAAGATTTAGTATTGAAAGTACGAATGATAGATTCTACACCATTCTCTTTAATGAATCCACGAATTACAGTATCACGAATGATATTAGTAGATTCTTTTTGAAGATCAGGAATCATACATTCGTTATAGATATATTTGATTGCTTCTGTTAAGAAGTGTTCTTTAATCATAGCTTTAGCAGCCATACGGATATTTAAAGAACGTTTAGAACGGGCTAAAGAACTTTCAGTCATAGCACCAATTTCAGGAATAATAGTCTTAGACTCGTTTAGTTGTTTTTCGAGAGTAGCCTTTTCAGCTTGTTTTACCATCTTCAAGGTATTAGACTCTCTAATTTGTTTTCTAGAAAAATGCATCTTTTCTATGCTCCTTTCATTAGAATAAAGAAGATGCAGCGGAGTCTGGAAGACTTTCAGTTACATCGTCAACTTTATATTTTTCTTTTTCATCTTGTTTTACATTTGCTTCAGCTTTATTGGAAGCTTCTTTTGCATCAACTGCGAGATAGTCAGCAATCTTACGGAAACGATCTACATATTTACGTTGTTCGTTTGCTGTTTTAGGGTCACCAGCTGTCTCTAATCGTGCAGCATTTAAAGACAACATTGCAATTTGAGTTTCAAAGTACTCAGCTACACTTGCTCTACAATAGTAGAAGTAGTAGATCAATTCACGCATGATCGGAACGATAGTAAAGATAAGACCAATACTTACACCGATAACTGCTAATACAGATGTACCAGCTAAGTTCTTAGCACTTACTTTAATCAAATCATTCAATACCTTTTTAAGTTTGTTACCTTTACAAAGGTTATTGAATTCAGCAAGAGTTTGTAATTGAAGAAGTTCTTTACTTCTAGATACACCTACACGGTCTACAGATACTTCAATAGATTTTGTTTTAGGATCTACAATGAAGTCAATAGTGGAAGCAATAAGTAAAGATACACCACTGATTACAGACATAGCAGTTGTATTATATAATACAATACCCAAGCTAGTATTGGAAGCATAACAGCGTTGGAATTCATTTTTCAATTCAACTAAGTTGTTGATTGCATCAGTTAAGATATTGATATATGTAAGAGGTTGTTTGTATTCTTGATAGATTTTCTTCATATCACTAATAGCTTCAGTTACCATATCAATATTATCAATCTTTAAGAAATCACCTCTAGATTGAGGGATTGTACCAAAGTCAACATCAGTTACTTTAGCTTCAATCTTTTCATATAGTTTATTAGTTACACCTAATAAGACTTCACGTTGTTCAGCTTCATTAACTACACCGACAGTGATATAAGTTTCTTTGTCAGTAAGATCCATTAACTTGCTGGCTTCAACGAATTCTTTTAATACATACTTTTGCATTACTATTTACCTCCAGCTAGTAATTGAATCATTTGTTTATAATCCATTTTATCATCACGTTTCAAAGTTTTGAATGTGTATGATTCATACTCATCATCACCAGTATCAAAGATGATTTTAGCAGATTCAGTAGAGTCATCAACGATAACGATACCAACTAAGTTATAATCGTCCATTAACTTACGAGCTACACGAGAATCAGAGATGTCAATGTCTTCCATCTTACGAAGCATTTCTACATCATAAGCAGATACCATCAATGTAGTAATTGCAGTTGCATCATTACGTGCAGACATGAAACGATTGATTTTAGATGCTAATGCACGACGTTCTAATACTTTCCAAAGTTTGGAAGAAGAACCACGATGTGTATTAGATACAGCATCAATCTTAGCTTTCTTAATAGCAAATACAAAGTCTCTCCAGAATTCGATTTCACCACTTGTAGCTTTGATTAAGTTATATAAGCTAAAGTTATAGCTACGTTTAGATACGATATGGTTAGCGATATCAGCAGAATCTACACAGTAGATTTTAGTCTTAATACCAACATATGCATCTACAGTTATAGGATCATTATTATCATTAGTACTAATGAATTGAATTTGCAACAATGTAGGTTGTAATTCATTAGCTTTCTTATAATCTTGATCTTTAGCTAATTTAGTTAAACCAGCTCTAGTATTATTACGGATATCGTCTAAGCGTGCTTGAAGATTATCATTACTTTGGCGTAAATCATTAATACGTCTATTAGATTGAGATTGAGTTCTTGCGAAATTTCTTCTCATTCTACCTTCATTGCGCTCAATATCATTAAGCTGTTGAGCTAGACTTCTATTTTGACGAGTTAAATCTCTATTTCGAGTAGCCGTATCTGTATTCAAAAGATTTACTGCTCTAGCTTTATCGTCATCACTAAGATTATTAAATCTTGCATCAGCAACGTTTGCATTAAATTTTGGATCTTGACGCATACGAGCCATCATATCATCCATTAATGATTCACGTAGATGATTGATAGGTTTAGCATGTAAACGTTCTTGTCTAAATGCTTCATATACAGCTTTAATTTCAGCTGCATCGAAAATATGATTAGCTGTAGCTTCTTGACTAACCGCAAGATAATCATCAACGTCAAATAAACTAGATAAGTCTAAGTTAGAATGAACGTTTTTAAGATGATCAATAGCATCTTTAGAAGATGTAATGGAAATAGCAGATAATAGCATTTGAGTCAAAGTAACAAACTTACGCTCCAATGCTCTAGAAACTAATTGTGCAGATGCTGGATCTACAGTATTAGAAGCCATGACAGGAAATGTCATAGTCAAATCTTTATTTGCTCGAGTAATAGACTTGATGGATGGATTCTTCTTGGAAATAAATTTACCAATTTCAGTACCATCGGCAGCGTCTAAAACGTCTGTAATTAAATCCTTAAGGATCATTTAAAGTACCTCCTTATAGTATCATATATGACTTTAATCTTATGTTAAAATGGGTAAATAAGAAAAAAAATAAAGCATATAGATTTTTCTCATTAGAATTTGAAAAATCTTTTATTCATACGGTCAAGAGTATGAGAATAGTTGTTAGTTTGACCTCGCTCAATAAGGTCATCGATTAGTGAGTTATAAAGATCTACTACTTCATTATAATCATCTACTTTAACAAGTTCAAGGTTGATTGATTCATCATCAGACTCTATTGCTATAGTATAAACGTTACATGAATATTTAGCTTCTTCTAATTTAGGTAACTCACCATCTAAAATGTCTTCGATATAATCTCTCATAATCATCAGCCTCGCTTTAAAAAGTATAGTAAAACAAATAACTGAAAGCTGTGATATAAGAGCATATATCTATATGCTTTATCCTATTTCACTATAATAATATACAATTACGATAGAAGTTAGCCATTTTAACATAAGATTAAATTAAATAAGAAAGGGGGAATATATGCAATGGCAGATGATAAATCCCTTATTGGAACAGCCATAGATAATGCAGCCTCAGGGGTTGCTGGTGCGGTTGGAAATGTCATAGATAAAGGTAAGAATGCTGCATCTGATACTGTCAGTTCAGTAAAGAATACACTATATATCAATACTGTTGGGCAAGTCGGTGGTGCTATTACTAAAATAGGTAATGAAACAGCTGGGTCTATTAACAGTGTTGGTAATAGCCTTGATAATATAGTTGCTAAACCAAGTTTACTTGATCAGACTACTAGACCAGAGTTTGATGAATCAACAGCTGGGCTATTAAAATATGTAAAAGCAAATGGTCTTGGTATTGGTCCTGGAAGGGTAAGTCAAACCGAGAAATATCAAAAGTTTGCTAGATATGAAAGATTAGATCCTAATAACTGGATGGGTTCTACTAGAGAGTTTATATTCTTTACTACACCAGACTTACAGTTATTTAAAGGACCTATATTAAATCCTTCTATTGCTAATAATGCATTAATGGTAGAAGCGTTTAAAAGATATAATGATGTATTACAAAGTCTAAGCTACTCGGCTTGTGGTAGACCTTTTGTTAACCTCTTATCTAACTATAAGAGATCTAATGTAGATTTACCAGATATTAATACAGCTAGTGACTATGAGACATCTAAGAATATACTTGGATCCTCTCTATTCTATCGTGGTACTTCATATGAATCCGATGAGAATCATGAATTCTCTGTTGAATTTGAAGATACAAAGTATCTAGAAGTGTATATGTGGTTCAGATTATTCGATGAATATGAACGTATGAAACACTATGGTCTAGTTGACTTTGTTGACGATAATTATCTTAATGGTAAAATCATTCATGATCAAATGGCTATGTATAAATTCATAGTTGGTGAAGATGGTGAATCTATTATACATTACTCTAAGTTTATTGGAGTATATCCTAAGAATGTACCAAGGAGTACATTCTCTGATCTTCCTGCAGATGGTAATGTGAAGTTTACTATTAACTTCAAAGCATCTTATGTAGAAGATATGGATCCTAATATAATTCTAGACTTCAATGAAGTTGCTAAGAAGATTCCAGCTGGTGATGCAAAGCTAGGTGGTTTCATGGATGAATTCAATGGTTGGAGTGGTGAATTTATGCAAAGACCTTATATTGCTTTACCTCCAACTATGTTATATCAAGGTGGTACTGCAGGTAATGCTGTAAATGGTACAACTGGAACAAGTGGCGATGCTCAAAACCGTATGGTAGGTGGTATTGGTGGACAGGCTCCAAAGAATATAATTGGTCGAGCTAAGGGTGCAATTAATAGTGCTTATGATACAGTATCTACTGTTAGTAATAATCTTGAGACTGCATATAATGAAACTCAAAAAGCTAAGGCTGCTGAGCCGACTAGTAAGTTCACTTACTTCCAAGACCCTAAATATGAATTAAACTATGGTTATAATGAAACGTTACCTAACAAAGGTTTCTATAAACTCAAATGGGAGGGATAATTAAATGGCATCTGATGCGGTATCAGTAAACAAGACTCTCCGATCTTATCAGGAGACAGTCCTAAATACAGTTCAAAATGATACTTTACTTAATGCCAATATATATGATATACATCAATATATTGAAAATATTAAGAAAAGA